GATAGGAGGGCCAAATGGCCGGATCTGACGTAAAGGCGAAGTACATTGTGGCGGACACGACTGCTGCTGACGCTGACGGGGTCTGCCAGTCGCAGACCCCTGCTGCGGGTGGCGTGCAAAACTTGACGATCAACGGCGCGCTGTCTTCGGGCGGCGTCGCGACGTTTGTTGCGGCGCGGCTGATCACGATCACCTCTGCGGGCGCGGACAGTGGTCGTACGTTCACGGTGACTGGAACCGACGTTAATGGCGTCACTCAGACGGAAAGCATTACAGGGCCCGCCACGACTACGGTGACTGGCACGAAATACTTCCGTACGGTTACCCAAGTCAGCGTGGACGACGACACCGCTGGTGCGATTACGGTTGGCATGTCCAACACTTCGCTGGACGTGGTCTATGCCGGTCGTGCGCGGCTTCGTGGGGTGTACCTGATCCACACGGGCACGGCGGGTACGATCCCGTTCCGGAACGGCGGGGCCACGGGCACGGCGATGCTGACGGTTCCGACGCCTGCCTCGGCGAACAGCACTCGTGATCTGGTGGTTCCTGATGAGGGGATCATGTTCGATAGCGGGGCCTACATCACCTACACTGCAGGCGGTTCGACGGTCTTCTCGAGTTTCGTCGCGCTGTACAACTGAGGTGGGACATGCCGGTCTACGACATCAGATCGATATCGCAGGTCGGCACGACGGAGCCCTTTGATCTTCAGGTGGCCCGGGGTCAGATCCCGGGCCATCTTTTCCGGCACCGGCAGGGCCAGGTTCCGGCGATGTCTCAGAACACCACCGGTACCGTCTGGGACGTCAACGACACGCTTTACCCTTGGAGCGCTTGGGACACTGCAGGCACTGTGACGGTTAGCCGAGCAAACGTTGCCGACGCAGACAAGAACGTGATCATTTCTGGTCTGGATGCGGACTACAACCCGGTCAGCACCACGATCACTTTGACCAGCGCAACGGGCAATACTTCGTCCACCGTGTTCAGCCGCCTAGATCTGGTACGAATGAACGGCACATCCGTCAACGTGGGTCAGATTGATGTGCTCAAGGGCGCGACGACCGTTGGCCGTATTGTTGCTGGCCTCGGGCAGTCCCTCAAAGGCACGTTTACGGTGCCCGCAGGATACACTGCGTATCTGACCCAAGGCACGATGACCATTCAAAACGGCGCTGACGGCAGCGGGTTCTTCTACTACCGCACTCCGGGTGAACGCTTTCTAATCGGCCACACGTTCGAGGTCGCAAGCTCGCCGTATCGTTATCGGTTCACTGTTCCGTTTGCTCTTCCCCAGAAGACGGACATTGATGTCCGCGTCACGGTGCGGTCGAATAACGCGCGGGTGACTGCGGCTTATGACCTGTATCTCATCAAGAACGGAGGACCGCTCTGATGGCGAAGAAGAAGTCGGTCAGCTTGTCGATTGGGCGGGGAGAGAAGCTTCCTGCATCGAAGGGCGCTGGCCTGACGGCCAAGGGCCGCGCCAAGTACAACAGAGAGACCGGATCAAACCTCAAGGCCCCCCAGCCTGGCGGCGGCAAGAGGCGTACTTCATACTGTGCTCGATCAAAGGGCCAGATGGAGATGCACAACATCAGTTGTGCGGAAACACCTGAGAAGCGCATTTGCGCTGCCCGTCGTAGATGGAAGTGCTGACATGACAGAGAACACGGAAAGCTGGCACCTGAGCAAATCGGTTCCGATCAGCTTTATCTTTGCCATCCTGCTTCAGGCAGGGGCCATTGTTTGGGCCGTCGGCGAAATGAACGCTGGGATCCAGAGCAACCGCGAACGGATCCTGAAGGTCGAGGTTCGGACCGAGAAGCTTGAGGAACTCGTGCAGAGTCAGGCGGTGACGATGGCTCGGATGGACGAGAACATTAAGGCGATCCGCGATCTCATCGAACGTATGGCGGCGAAGCAATGAACCGTGGTAGTATGGCCAAGCAGGTAATGGAGGCTCCAATGGCTGGTTGTGGATCGAAGGGCATGCGCAAGGGCGGCATGGTCAAGTCGAAGAAAAGCTACATGGGCGGCGGCATGGTCGGCTATGCGAAGGGTGGCAAGGTCGATCAGTCGATGTGCAGCCCGCGCAAGCAGATGGCCATGGGCAAGAAGGCCATGAAGTAATGGCCAAGGACGCATGTTACCAGAAGGTGAAGGCCCGGTATAAGGTCTTTCCCTCCGCCTATGCGAGCGGGGCGATTGCCAAGTGCCGCAAGGTTGGCGCGAAGAACTGGGGCACGAAGTCTACGGCGAAGAAGAAGGGCGGCAAGTAATGGTCCGGAAGACTGAAAAGGGCGCGGCGTTGCGGCGCTGGTTTCAGGAGGACTGGAAAGACGTCCGCACCGGCAAGGAGTGCGGTCGGCAGGAAGGCGAGAAGCGTGGTACGCCGTACTGCAGGCCGACGAAGCGGGTGAGTGAGAAGACGCCGAAGACGGCGGGTGAGATGACGGAGTCTGAAAAGCGTTCGCGCATCTCGCAAAAGAAGAGACTTGGCCAACCCGCTGGTGCGCCAAAACGGGTTAAGGCGTTGAGGAAAGCATGACCACATCTGGTTCACGAGACTTCAACCTTGATGTCGGCGAGATCATCGAGGAGGCGTACGAGCGGTGCGGGTTAGAAGTCCGCACGGGCTATGATGCGCGCACGGCACGCCGGTCTCTGAACCTGATGTTCGCAGACTGGGCGAACCGTGGGCTCAATCTGTGGACGGTGACGCAGACGACGCAGGCTCTGACGCAAGGAACGGCGACCTACACGCTGGCGGCGGATGTCGTAGACATCCTCGAGATGGTGCTGCGTAGGGATGGTACGGACTACGAGGTCGAGCGGATCAGTCGTGGCGAGTACCTGACGTTCCCGAACAAGACAGCGCAGGGCAGGCCGAGCCAGTTCTACTTCGACCGCCAGATCCAGCCGGTGATCACGCTGTGGCAGCCGCCCGAGAACTCGACGGACATCTTGGTCTACTATTATGTCCGTCGGCTTCAGGATGCGGATACGCTGGTCAACACGACCGACATGCCGTTTCGGTTCTATCCCTGCATGGTGGCGGGGCTGGCCTACTACATCGCGATGAAGCGCGCTCCGGACCGCTTGCAGATCTTGAAAGCAGTCTACGAGGAAGAGTTCATGCGCGCTGCGGACGAGGACCGGGATCGCGTGTCGTTGTTCTTGCAGCCGGATAGCAGGTACATCTGATGCCGTTCGCAAGTGGCAAGTGGGCATGGGGCGTCTCGGATCGGTCCGGGTTCCGCTATCGCTTGCGCGAGATGAAGCGGGAGTGGACAGGTGCGCTGGTTGGGCCGGATGAGTTCGATCCAAAGCACCCGCAACTGTTCCCGCCGAAGGTTGGGCCTGATCCGCAGGCTCTGCAGAACCCGCGTCCGGAGACGGACTTGGTGGAGCAGCGCAACGTGCAGTGGAGTTGGAACCCGGTTGGGGGGCCGCCTGACAACGGGATCAATCCGCCTAACCGCCTAGTTGCATATGGGCAGGTTGGCTCGGTTACGGTGAGGACGACATGAGCTTTACCTACGCACAGCTGAAGCAGGCCATTCAGGACTACACGCAGAACACGGAGACGACCTTCGTGAGCAACCTGCCGCTGTTCATTCGGCTGGCGGAAGAGCGGATCCTGAAGAACGTTCAGCTGAACCTGTTCCGCAAGAACTCGACAGCTAACGCGACGGCGTCGAACAAGTATCTGGCGTGCCCGCCTGATTTCCTTGCGCCGTTTTCGCTGTCCTACGAGGTCAGCGGATCTAAGACCTTCATCGAGTTCAAGGACGTCTCGTTCCTGCAGACGTACACGCCGAGCGCCACGACCACGGGAACGCCCAGGTATTACGGGCAGTTCGACGTGGACAACTTCATTTTGGCTCCGACGCCCGCGTCGAACTACGTAATGGAGTTGCATTACTTCTACCGGCCCGCAAGCCTGACGGCGGGTGCCGAGAGTGGCACGACCTGGCTGAGTACGAATGCTGAGTTGACGATGCTCTATGGCGCGCTGGTCGAAGCCTACATCTTCATGAAAGGCGAGCAGGACGTCATGGCAATGTACAACCAGCGGTTCCAAGAATCACTGGTCGGCATCAAGATGCTGGGTGAGGCGAAAGAGACGACAGAAGAATATCGGGTGGGCAAGGTAGTGAGGACGAAACAGTAATGCTTGGCGCATCAATGGAAGTGCCGCGCTACGCGCAGCTTGTGACGGTCAACACGACTTCCGGGCGTGGGTTCACGCCGGAGGAATTGGCTGCCAAATGTGCGGACAAGATCGTCGCCGTTTCGGCGGATGCGCCTGCGCCCATTCGGGATCAGGCGCACGCTTTCAAGCAGCGTGTCGAGCAGGTGGTTCTGTCCTACCTGAAGCAGGCGGTTCACAGTGACCGGACAACTGTGTATAATGCGCTGAACGATGCAGGTCATCCGGGGCTTGCTGATCTGGTAAGGAGGCTCTGACGTGAGTTTTTCTGGAAATTTCATGTGTACGTCCTTCAAGCAACAACTGCTTGAGGCCGTGCACGACTTCCGCCTTACCGGCGGCGACACCTTCAAACTTGCGCTCTACGACAACAGCGCATCGTTTACTGCTGCGACTACGGCATACACGGCCACCAACGAGGTTGGCGCATCTGGCTCGTATTCTGCTGGCGGCGGCACGCTGACTCGGATCGACCCGACGACGAGCGGAACGACGGCGTACACCGACTTCGCGGATCTGACGTTCACGTCTGCGACAATCACGGCCTACGGCGCGCTGATCTACAACAGCACTCCGACGCACACCTACACCAACCCTTCGGTGATCGTGCTGGACTTCGGCGGTGCCAAGACATCGACGGCGGGTGACTTTGAGATCGTGATGCCTGCGGCGGCAGCTTCGACGGCCATCGTGCGAATAGCCTAAGATGAAGGCCTGCGTATCTTGCGGGGTAGAAAAGTCTTTGGGAGAGTTCTACAAGAGGAAGGACTCTCCCGACGGCTATCGCAACGACTGCAAAGAGTGCAGGAAAGCCGTTTCGCTTCGCGGATACCATAGAGACATTCCTCGGAAAAGCGCTCAGAAAAAAGAGGCTTACCGAAAGAAAGTTTTATCTACTCCCAACTACCACTCCGTCGTCTACTGGAGCAGTGTTGATCGACGCAGAGAGTACGCGCGCGCGTACTACAAAAAACATCGAGAAAAATTGATAGAAAAAGCGCTTTCTTATGCGGCAGCAAACAAAGACAAGGCCAACGCAAACAAGAAAAAGTACAAACTTGCTAAGCAAAATGCTTGCCCACCTTGGGTGCTGGCTTCCCCAGATCTATGTGCGCAAATCGCTCATTTTTATAGCGAGGCTCGGCGTTTAACGGAGCAAACAGGTGTCGTTCATCACGTAGACCACATTCTTCCTATACGGGGGAAACATTTTTGCGGACTTCATGTCCCGTGGAATCTTCAGGTGCTGACTGCCTCGGAAAATTGTAGTAAACAGAACAAGGTTCTGGGAGAACTGCCATGACAGACATCACCGTCCCCTTTACCGGCTGGGGCCGCGCGGGGTTCGGTGAACTAGCGTGGGGAGAGGGCAGTGTTGCGGTTGGCTTTGCCACTGGCGAGGTCGGCACCGTCACTGTCAACACCGGCACGGGCGTATCGGTCAACGTCACGGGCGTCGAGGCGACGGGTGAGGTTGGCACGGTCCTCGTTGTTGAGGACATCGTTGTCAATGTCACAGGTGTCGAAGGCACAGGTGAGGTTGGCACTGTTACGGTCAACCTTGGAACGGGTGTCTCGGTCAATGTCACAGGTGTGGCGGCGACTGGAGAGGTTGGTGATGTCGCCATTACGGGTGACGCAAGTGTCACTCTCACAGGCGTTGAGGGCACGGGTCAGGTCGGCACAGCAACCGCCCGCACGGTCACTCGCGTCAACGTCACGGGCGTGGCCGGAACTGGAGAGGTTGGCAGCGTAACGGCTGCGGCGGGGGCCCGCGTTTTCGTCACCGGCGTCAGCGCCGCGGGCCAAGTAGGGCAGGTCTTGGTGTGGGGAAGGATTGTTCCAGCGCCCGGAACAAGTTATACTCCCATCACCCCGAGCCCCGGGACAAGTTACACGGAGATCACTCCAGCATCCGGTACGATCTGGACCGAGATTGCGGCGTAAGGAATCGAGATGGCGAGCACATACACGTCGAACGGTGGTATCGAGCTTATCGCGACCGGCGAGCAGTCCGGTACTTGGGGCACGACCACCAACACGAACCTGTCGATCATCGACCGTCTGACCAACGGCGTCGGTGCGATCACGCTCACGGGCACGACGCACACGCTAACCACGACAGATGGCACGCTGTCGGATGGCCAGTATCGAGTGCTGGTGTTCGGCGGCACGCCGAGCGGGACGAACACGGTCACGATCTCGCCCAACGACGGGCAGCACCTTTACTTCGTAAAGAACAACTCTGGCCAGAGCGTGGTTCTGTCGCAGGGCTCTGGATCCACGGTCACGGTTGCGAACGGCAAGAGCGCCATTGTCTATGCGGACGGCGGCGGGGCAGGTGCCAACGTCGTTGACCTGACGAACACGTTCAACTTCCAGCCGCTGACGGCCACGCTGACGGCGATTGGCGCGCTTGCTGTCACCGACGGCAACATCATCGTCGGCGATGGATCGACATGGGTCGCGGAGAGCGGCGCGACGGCGCGGACTTCGCTGGGCCTCGGCACGGGCGACAGCCCGACATTCACGGGTGTCACCGCTGGCCAGATCGACATCACGGCGACTGGCGACCTTCGTCTGCAAGACACGACCGGCGGTCAGTACGTCGCGCTTCAGGCTCCGGGCACTGTCTCTGCCAGCTACACGCTGACGCTGCCTGCTGCGGACGGGACGAGCGGGCAGGCTCTGGTGACAAATGGTTCTGGGACTCTCAGCTTCGGCAACGCAGGAATCGGTTTTGGTAAGGCCATCGCTGCGGCCTTTATCTTCGGGTAAGGAGAAGTCAGGTGAGTGCCCCTAACATCGTCAACGTCACCACGATCACCGGCAAGACCAACGTCGTGGATTTGACCACCACCAACGCCACGCTGGTCGTTGAAAACACGGCAGCTAGCAACAAGGTCTTCAAGATCAACTCGCTGGTGGTCTCGAATGTGGACGGCACGAACGCCGCCGACATCACGATCTCGCTCTACAGCGAAGACAACATCGGCGGCACAGCGACCCAAATCGTCAGCACGGTGAGCGTGCCTGCTGATGCCTCGCTTGTGGTCATCGACAAGAACACCTCGATCTATCTTGAGGAAGACAAGTCGATTGGCGCGACGGCAGGGTCGGCGAGTGACCTGAAGGTTGTTTGCTCGTACGAGGAGATCAGCTGACATGCCCCGTAACCCCGGCGGAACCGTCAGTGGGTTCAAGCTACTCAGCACTCCTGACGCCCCTACAATCACCGGCGTAACCACGTCCATCGGCTCTGCGTCTGTCGCCTTCACCGCGCCCTCTGACACGGGCGACGGGGCGATTTCGTCGTATGTGGTGACTGCTGTTGACGAGAGCAGCGGTGCTTCGACGGGCGTTTCCGGCGCGTCGTCTCCGATCACTGTGTCGCCCCCTGCTGGCGGCACGTTCAAGATCCGGATGCAGGCGCTTAACCCCTACGGGCCGGGACGGCTGACGGAGTATGATACGGGGAATACGATCTACGGCGGGGCTGAGTTGTATGCTTGGGGCGGCAACGGCGACGGCGAAATTGGCGACGGCACTACCATCAACAAGTCCAGCCCTGTCCAAGTAGGCGCGCTTACTAACTGGGCTCAGGTTTCGGCAGGCGACTTCGGCAGCACTGCCTCCGTCAAAACCGACGGCACTCTTTGGACTTGGGGCAATAACACCAGCGGCCAACTCGGTATCGGCACTGTCGTTTTCCGCTCCAGCCCTGTCCAGATCGGCGCCCTTACAAACTGGTCGCAGGTTTCGGCAGGCAACGGCCATACCGCCTCCGTTAAAGCCGACGGCACTCTTTGGGCTTGGGGCGCGGGTGCCAACGGCCAACTCGGCGACGGCAACTCCGTCGCAAGATCCAGCCCTGTCCAAGTTGGTGTTCTTACGAACTGGTCGCAGGTTTCGGCAGGCAACGGCCATACCGCCTCCGTTAAAGCAGACGGTACTCTTTGGGCTTGGGGCTCTAACGGTAGTGGCCGTCTCGGCGACGTCACCCTTGTTGACAAATCCAGCCCTGTCCAGATCGGCGCCCTTACTAACTGGTCGCAGGTTTCGGCAGGCGGCGCCTTTACCGCCTCTATCAAAGCAGACGGAACTCTTTGGACTTGGGGCAGTGGTTCAAATGGCCGTCTCGGCGACGGCACTACCGTCAACAAGTCCAGCCCTGTCCAAGTAGGCGCGCTTACAGATTGGTATCAGGTTTCGGCAGGCACCGCCCATACTGCCTCCGTCAAAACCGACGGCACGCTGTGGGCATGGGGTAATAACGACAGCGGCAGACTCGGTATCGGCACCGTCATTTACCGCTCCAGCCCAGTTCAAGTGGGCGCTCTTACCAACTGGTCGCAGGTTTCGGCAGGCGACGTCCACACCGCCTCTATCAAAGCAGACGGCACTCTTTGGACTTGGGGCAGGGGTTCCAACGGCCAACTCGGCGACGGCACTACCCTCAACAGGTCCAGCCCTGTCCAAGTAGGCGCGCTTACAGATTGGTATCAGGTTTCGGCAGGCGACGTCCACACCCTCGCCCTCTACGGAGTAGTCTAAAATGCCGAACTTCTCCGGGGTCTGGAACTTAAAGGATCAGGTGCAGGCCATCGCTGCGGGGCGGTGGACGGGGGTGCCGACGTTCGAGTTGTATGCGTGGGGGCTTAATAACACCGGCCAAATCGGTGACGATACTGTCGCGAACAGTTCAAGCCCTGTTCAAATCGGAAATTTGCCTACATGGAACCAACTTGCAGTGGGTGCCAATCACACAGCCTCTATTAAATCTGATGGCACTCTTTGGGCATGGGGCAGCAACCTCGTTGGAACCCTTGGTGACAACACTATCGTCAATAAATCCAGCCCTATTCAAGTTGGATCTCTGACGACATGGTCTCAAGTATCGGCTGGTGAATCTACTTCCGCCGTCAAAACAGACGGAACTATGTGGGCATGGGGCTACAACGGACTTGGGGCACTCGGCGACGGAACTGTCGTCAATCGCTCCAGCCCTGTCCAGATTGGCGCTCTTACAACATGGTCTCAAGTTTCGTTGGCAGCCAGCGCTGCCGCCATCAAGATTGACGGCACGCTGTGGAGTTGGGGCCGCAATAGCGACGGCGAACTTGGCCTTAACTCGCGTATTGCGCGCTCCAGCCCTGTTCAGGTTGGCGCTTTGACTACTTGGTCTCAGGTCTCGGTGGGCGGCAGGCACATAGCATCTATTAAAACCGACGGCACTCTGTGGTCATGGGGACGCAACACTAACGGCCAACTTGGAGATGGTACTGTAGTTAATCGTTCCAGCCCTGTTCAAGTGGGTGCGCTGACTGATTGGTCGTATGTTTCGTCGGGATCTTATCACATTGCCGCAGTAAAAACCGACGGCACACTTTGGGCTTGGGGAAACGGCGGCAGCGGCAGACTTGGGGACGACACTGTTGTTAACAAATCCAGCCCCGTCCAGATTGGAGCTTTGACAACATGGTCTCAGGTATCGGCAGCAGCTCATACTGTTGCTTTAAGAACCGACGGCACGCTTTGGGCTTGGGGTCTTAACGCATCTGGCCAACTCGGCGACGGAACTGTCGTCAATCGCTCCAGCCCTGTCCAGATTGGCCTTTCTGCATCGTGGTATAACCTTGCTCAAGGTTCTGCTTCTCAACATACCGCCGCCATCTTCCAAGGCTCCTCCAACTAATGCAAAAGACCTTCCACTTCCTCTCTGGCCTTCCCCGCTCTGGCAGCACGGTGCTGTCTGCCCTGCTGAACCAGCACCCTGACGTTCACGCCTCTCCGACGAGCGGCATGGGCGAGGTGATGTTCAACACGTTCAAGGCGTGGCAGGGGAGCCTCTCGGAGCAGGCAGCGCCCGAGCCTGAGCAGATCAAGGCGATGCTTCGCGGCATCATGCAGGCGAAGTACGCGGCCATCGACAAGACTGTCATCATCGACAAGGCGCGCAACTGGGCCGAGGTGTCGAGCCTCAAGGTGCTGCACGACCTGCTGGGCCGCAAGCCGAAGATCATCGCCACTGTTCGTAACGTCGAAGACTGCGCGGCTAGCTTCGTGCGGATCGCCAAGCCCAACGACCTTGAGCAGTTCCTCCGCAACAGCGACCTGATCTCGCACCTCAAGTCGTCCTATCAGGCTCTCTGCACGGGCTACACCTACGACAAGGACTGCTTCCTGATTGTCGAGTACGAAGACCTGCTTGAGGAGCCTCAGAAGCAACTGCGCCGCGTCGAGGAGTTCCTCGGGCTGTCGGCCTTCGACTACGACCTGCACCATCTGGACGAGACTGCGCCGAAGGAGCGGGACGAGGAAATCTGGCAGGTGCCGGGGCTGCATGACGTGAAGCCCGAGTTGAAGAGGCAGCACAATCAGGACAGCCGCGACGTTCTGGAGCACATGTACCAGAACTTCGTGCAGCCCTGCTTCTGGCGCGAGAAGCCGCTGACGACCGAGATGATCCACCCGCTCGACATGCAGCTTGCTGCGGGGCTGATCGGCGACTTCGAGAAGGGCGAGAAGATCGCGCAGGAGTTGGCGATCAAGGAGCCGAAGAACCACCGCGCGGCCTTCAATCGCGGCTGGTACGAGATGCGGAAGGGGCACCTCCTCGACGGCATGATCCTGCTCAACCGTGGCCGCATCGAGAAGGTCTTCGGCAACGAGGCACCCAGCGTGCCGACGCCCATGTGGGACGGCCAGCAGACGGGCACGGCGCTCTTGAACCTTGAGGCGGGCTTGGGCGACCAGATCCACGGTGCGCGGTTCGCGAGGGAACTGAAGCGGCGCGGCAATCAGGTGATCGTTGCCTGCTCTGGGCCTCTGGCGGTGGTCATGCGGAACACCGAGGGCGTGGACATGGTGATCCAGCACGAGGCTGCGTTTGGCGTCGTGCATGACTTCTGGGTGCCGAGCATGACGGCGAGCGTGCCGCTGGGCTGGCAGTACCGCGACATCGACGGCTCGGCCTACATTCGCAAGCCGGATGTCGCTCGCGGCGACAGGCTTCGCATTGGGTTGAGGTGGCAGGGTAACCCGCAGTTCGAGCATGAGCAGCATCGGATCTTCCCGCCGCAGTTCTTGTTCAACGCGGTGAAGGGCCTTGACGCGGACTACATCAGCTTGCAGCGTGACGAGGGTGCGGAGCATCGGCCCTCGTGGGTGCAGCAGGTCGATCTTTCGCATTGGGGCGCGACTGCGATGGCTGTTGCATCCTGCGATCTTGTGGTAACGTCATGCACGTCGGTGGCGCATCTGGCTGGTGCGATGGGCATCCCGACGTGGATCGTGGTTCCGGTTCTGCCGTACTATCTGTGGGCCAAGCCGGGGAATGGGACTGAGTGGTACGACAGCGTGAGGCTGTTTCGGCAGAAGGGACACGGAGACTGGGCTTCGGTCTTCAGCGAGTTGAAAAAGGAGTTGCACCATGCCTACGAAAGCGGGCTTCTGGATCAGAGTGAAGAACGGGCAAGTCACCGACGTATGGGACTACAGGCCCTCGGATGACAAGCTGGCGAAGGAGCCGGGCTGGCGCGAGGCTGTCGAGGTCATGCCTGACCTTGTGCCGAACCGCGAGATGGTGACGACGCACCACTTCGACATCGACGTGACGCCCGCGCAGATCGTGTGGGGCAAGCGCGCCATCGAGGTCGAGGAGCGCAAGGACGGCCTTCGTTCTGCGGCCAAGGCAGCGTTCAAGGCGGTGGTCGATGCCGAGGTCGCCAAGGAGACCGACCAGTATCCCGAGACGCAGTACGACGCTGCCGTGGTGGACGCTGCCCGCGCCGTGTTCGAGGCTCGCATGGACGCGATTGCCCTCGCCACGACGCACGAGGACGTGGACGCTCTGACGGAGTAAGGCTATGGCCGAACGCTATCCCGGCGGGGTGATCTCGAAGACGCCTCCTGTTGTGACGGGGCCTGCGACCAGCGGTGACTTTGCTGGCGAGGGCGGCTCCGCATCAGGCATGTGGACGCTCGACACCGTGCTGGAGTACGAGAAGGCGGGGGCGTGGCCACAGCCGTTTTTGCCTAGGCCGCTTTATGTTTGGGGAGCGAACAACTTTGGCCAGATCGGCGACGGCACTGTCGTCAACCGCTCCAGCCCTGTTCAGGTTGGGGCGCTTACAAATTGGGCGCAGGTCTCTGGCGGCGCTAACTTCTCCACTTCTATAAAAACTGACGGCACTCTTTGGACGTGGGGGACTAACGACGTCGGCCAACTCGGCCAGAACAGTGTCATCTACCGCTCCAGCCCTGTTCAAGTCGGCGCGCTTACGAACTGGTATCAGGTGGCAGCTGGCAGTACACATACCACCTCCATTAAGAGTGACGGCACCCTCTGGGCTTGGGGTACCGGATCAAACGGCCAACTTGGTGACAGTGCCAATGTCGATAGGTCTAGCCCCGTGCAGGTTGGTGCCCTTACCAACTGGGCTCAGACTTCAGCGGGGAACGTTTTTTCAGCAGCTGTTAAGACCGATGGTACCCTTTGGCTATGGGGTAGCGGAGCGAATGGGCGGCTTGGGGACAACACAACAGTTGCTAAAAACAGCCCCATTCAAATCGGCGCTCTTACAAACTGGGCACAGGTGGCAACTGGTAACGCACATACCTCTGCTGTAAAAACAGACGGAACTATTTGGTCGTGGGGCCTTGGGACTTTTGGCCGACTTGGTCAAAACTCCGTCATCTCCCGCTCCAGCCCGGTTCAAGTAGGCGCTCTTACAGACTGGGCGCAGGTTTCACTCGGAAATAACTTCAGCCTTGCAGAAAAGACAGACGGTACCCTTTGGTCGTGGGGAGGAAATGGGTTCGGCCAACTCGGCCAAAACAATGTCGTCTACCGCTCCAGCCCTGTTCAAATTGGTGCTCTTACAAACTGGTCTCTGGTGTCGGCGGCCCAAAACGGTTTTTGGGGTTCTGCGCTCACAAGTGATGGAAAGCTTTATGTTTGGGGCACCAACTCATCTGGACAACTTGGTGACAGCACCGTCGACAGCAAGTCAAGCCCTGTTCAAGTTGGCGCTCTCACCAACTGGAACAAAGTTTCCGCAGGCAATGGCGCGACGCTCGCCATCACCAAAGGCTAACTCGTGAAATCCCTCAACTACAGCTACAACCAGACCGTCTCCCGAGCCTACATCATCCGCATCGCGGGCCACGCCAAGTCAGAAGAAAAGGCGCAGCGGTGCGCCGATAGCTGCGATCTGGCAGGGATGGAGTGGGCATACTGGGACGCCTACGACGGCATCCAGAACCCCATCAAGCCTCCGCTGCACCACGGCGGCATACCTGCGATGGTGAAGGTGACGGATCACTACCTGACGCGGGGAGAGGTCGCCTGCGCTCTGAGCCACATCAGCTTGTGGCAGAAGTGCGTGCTCGACGATCAGCCGCTGGTCGTCTTGGAGCATGACGCGATCATGGTGCAGGCGTATCAGCACCACGCGGTCTTCAACTCGATCTGCTACCTCGGCAGCAACGAGCAAGTGAACCAAGGCTGGCAGGTGCTTCCGACGCCGCCTCATGCGAGCGAGGGCCCGAACTACCACTTCATCTGCCGCGCTCACAGCTACGCCATCGACCCTGCCGTGGCGAAGAACATGCTGGCCCACGTTCTCAAGTACGGCATCAGCGCGCCGCTGGACATCATGCTGCGGGCTGACGTATTCCCGATCCACCAGATGGGCATCTACGCCTACAACGGGTGGGAGGGAGACATGAAGGACACAACGATCCTCGGCAGGCCGCTTGAGGGCCGCACGACGCAACGCAACGACGATCTCGCCAGATGAGGTTCAGCGTCGTCTTCCACGACCACACGAAACAGTCGATCCTCCGCATCCTCAACGAGATCGGCATCCCGGCGACAGTGGTCGAGATCGGCGCGTTCGAGGGCGAGACGACCTTCAACTTCGCCAGCTTTCTGCGCCAGAACGGGCCGTTCGCCTACTATGTCATCGACCCGTTCACGGCGTCCGAGAACCTCAAGCAGCCGGTGCTGGACGAGGCCAAGCGGCAGTTCCTCGACAATGCGGCTGCATTCCCCGAGGTGGAGCTGATCGAGAAGACCTCGCTCGACGGGCTGATCGACCTGCGCTTGCGCGGCGTGAGGGCCGATCTGATCTACGTCGATGGCTCGCACTTCGCCAAGGATGTGCTGCTCGACGCGGCGCTGGGCTTCGAGATGCTGAACGTCGGCGGCGTCATGCTCTTCGACGACGCGGTCAGTTGGCGGTATGGCGAGAGCATCCACGACAGCCCGAAGCAGGCGGTCGATGCCTTCATCGCTTGCAACTGGAATCGGTTGCGTGTTCTTGAGACGCCAACCGGGTATCAGGTCGCGATACAGCGCACATGCTAGTCTTCACAAACGGCTGCTTCGACATCCTGCACGTCGGCCACATCGCGTACCTTGAACAGTCGCGCGCGCTGGGGAAGTACCTCGTCGTCGGCCTGAACAGCGATGCCTCTGTGCGTCGTCT